AAAGAAAAAGCAGAAGAAAAAGATGTTTTGATTCCTGCAAAAGATAAAATTTCATTTTTATCTTCAGCAGGAGATGAATAATAAGAAAAATCTTCAGAGGGTTCACAATCATTCGGAGCAGAAAAATTAAGAGAAGGAAAAAAAGAAAAAGATTTATATAAAGAGCTAAAATTGTACCGTTTAGAAGAGGGGGAGGATGTTACATCTAAGTCGGGCATCACGTCTGAATCTGATTGAGAAAAATATTTTTTAACATCATCAGCTGTGAAACCCGCCTTAGCATGTATCAAATTATTCTTATTATGAAAATGTTGTAAATCAGCCATAGCAACTATCCAAGCAGCAATCTCAGATGGAGTACCTGTTAAGGTAGTGAGATTGGGTAACTGCTTAGATACCAAATAGTCACCTAAATACTTAGGTAAACCTTCAACGAAAGTTTTAGAACCATGATAATCATAGTGTTTAACTGTCGCCTTGATTTTTCTAGAGCCATCCGGTTCAACAGAGGTGTCAAAAAAGAAGACAAGCGGTCTTCTATGTAGAGCACCTAGATCCGAAATAGCGTCTTTCGCTGTGGTTGATTGAATTTTCGAAAAAAGATTTGTGGTACAAAAAATATATTCCGATGTGAAAAACAAAGTATTTTTCTTTTCGGCTACTGCGCAATCAAGAGGTAATTTAATAGATGAAACAAAATTCATAACGGGGGCCCACTGAGAGACCCCGCCCTGACCAACATCATCTAAAACCATCACATCTTGATTAGAATAGTCGTCGTAAAAATCCTTACCTTGTTCTAAGGATTTCCAGACATGGGAATATACACTCTTCGAGGGGGTCGAAGAGTTATAATGATCTACAACTTTAGCCAAAACTGTTGACTTCAAGCAACCGGGAGGACCCTCAAGTACAATAAAAGCAGGTACTTGACGAGCTGGGTTGCTAAAAGCCTCTATATTTTTAAGAAGAGATTTAAAAGAAGTATATAAAGAAGAGAGATATTTATATTCAGGTCTTAAAATAGCAGATAAAAACTGTTCAGATGCGTGAAGCTTCTTACTAAGTTCTTCTGCCTCTTTGCGAAAATCGGGAGTGTGAATTATAGATTGGTCCTTATTAAACTTAGTTAAAAAAACAGACAAAGTAGATTCGAATTCATATATAACAGTAGAGAAAGAAATAGTATCGACTAATTTAGAAAAAGATAAGGCCAGTTGTGTGCCAGGGAAAGACTTATTAATTAAGGAAGAAAAAAAAGACAATATTTTACAGAGAAGAGATAAAATAATATCATAAGCCTTTACTATAGGAGAATGTCGGGATTCCGCACATTTATTCAATTTTAATAAAAGAGAATGTATATCAGACGGAATACCGATAAAAGAAGAAAGAATCTTAAGAAAAGTAGTCGCGGATTGAGATTTAAAAGAAGCATGGCCCCATAAAGGAGCCAAGAGTTGTAAGAAATCGAAACAAATTGCTGATAAAGAAAATGCGGAAGAAAGATCGTGCATCAAACGGAAAAGAGCAGCAATAAAACAAATTATTGCTGACGGATTAGAAGCTAAAGAAAGAGGGATACTATTTAAACTTTTCAGAAAAGCGCCGGTGCGAGTAAAAAGAGATGGAAATTCAACAAGCTTAAGTCCAAGAGAATATAAGAAACCGACGCCTTTAAAAGCACCGGTAATTACATCCATTATGCCAAAAGAAGATTTAGTAGATTGGGGTTCCTCGTTATCTCCATATAAAGATTGAGATTTAAAGTTACGATAACGAGAAGATGGTTTCAGAACGAGAAAAAAGTCGTGAGCATCAGTAGCTGTTATGATTTCATCATGAACAGCCTCTGATAAATATTTAAGCATTAAAGGAGGTAAATCAGAAGAATAAGAGAGAGGGGGGTTTTGAACAAAAGCAATAGAGATAGATAAACAGCCATATTTAACCTTAGCGAATCGGAGAGTATGCTTCTCTGTGAGTTGATAAAACTTAAAAAAATCCATAAAATAAAAACACTTACGAGAATGATCGTAAATGATATTAGGAAGAGAGCCAAAGAAAGAGAGAGAGACATCATACTCATGGAAATTAGAACACCAAGTTCCAGAGTTTGGAGAAAAAGAAAAAATCCGATAAGAAGGCGAAAGAGGGAGATTAAGTTGTTTACAAAACGACTTAATAAAAGAATAGTTGAATTTAAAAATCGAGCGAGCGAGTCCAGAAGTTCCATTAGAGAGAGTTTGGTAGACATTATTCATATTCCACATTGATCCACAAAATATATTGGTTAATAAACGGCAAGAGTATGTATTTCCCGTATCTTATTCCACGTTTGCATTGCGTAGGGTAACTTTCGTTAGTCCAGGCCGTGTGTGGGGTAAAGATCGATAGGGAAAAACTAACAGTGCGTAAACGCCGTGCGTTAACTCTTATTGCTACCAATAGTGACTTTGTGGGTTAGCATTTTCTTTCCAAAAAGAAAACACAACGTTTTATATATGCCATTATATATAAAACTAAAGAAAAAACAAAGAGCGTAGAGGTCAGGGCTCACCGCCCCAACGTATCGTCAATGTGTGAGTATATATATAAATAAAAATATGTAAAATAAAATAAAAAAAGCGAACAAACATTTAAATAAATTAAATAAAAAACTAAAA